GTCACATTGCCGCCTGATGCGATGAAAACGTATAAAGAGCTAGAAAAACGATTGATGACTGACATTAACAACGGCGCAGTGACTGCATCAACAGCCGCTGTTGCAGTACAGAAATGTCAGCAAATTGCAAATGGTGCAGTTTATCTAGATGGTGCAGAAAAAGAAGTAAGTGTTGTGCATGATGCAAAGATCGATGCCGTTGAAGAGATAGTAAGTGGTTTAGAAGGGCAACCATGCATGATTGGGTTTCACTACCAGCATGATTTGCAAAGGCTAAAGAAGTTATTTCCGAATGCCCCTGTGATTGGATCAGGAGTCACTGGTGATGCTCTAATGGACATTGTGGATAGATGGAACACAGGTCAAATCCCTGTGCTACTGGCCCATCCACAGTCCGCAGGCCATGGCCTTAACTTGCAAGGTGCAGGAAATGCAGTCATCTGGTTCAGCAATACTTGGTCACTAGAGTACCATGACCAGTTCATCCGACGATTATGGCGCCAAGGTCAGCGCAATAACATCATCGTCCACAACATCATTGCCAAGAAAACAGTTGACGAGGCTATTGTCAAGGCAATCGAATCTAAAGACAATACACAGCAGTCGCTGATGACAGCAATCAAAGAGTACGCTTCAAATACAGAGTAAACAATTATGTTTACTTATAACACGAGCATTGTATAATGAACTTGTTTACTTAAAGGAGAATAACATGGTCTATATTGCAGGTCCATTTTTTAATGTTGAACAAATCACACTTATCAACAATATTAGATTTGTGATTGAAGAAGCAGGGTTAGACTTTTTTAGCCCTAAGGACGAATGTATGTTTGTGCCAGGTGTAACAACGCCAGAAGAAGTACTTGACATCAACATGAGCGCACTAAATAAATCAAAACTACTTGTATGTCTTACTAATGATAAAGACCCAGGTACAATGTTTGAAGCCGGTTATTGCTATTCAATTGGGGTGCCTATCATTTATATTTGGCTTACTGATGTAAAGCATAAAAAATTTAGTCAAGCAATCGACAGAAAAGACTTGTCTAACGCTGAAAAAAGTGAATTGCTTCAAAATGAAATACTAAAAGCTCATTCTAGTACTCGCACTACAGAAAAGTTTAATCTTATGCTAGGCGCTAGCGGTTCAGTTGTGCGATCAATGCCTCAATTATTCGCTGCGCTAAAAGAATACAAAGAGATTGGCTTTCATCGTAAGAATTGGGGTGAGGAGATGAACTATGAGTAACCTTGATGATGTACATGCATTCTTCATGAACAGTTATACATTGCAACATACAAAGCGCTATAGCATGAAGCCTGTACTACACCCTGAAAGCGTTGCAACACATAGCTATTTTGTTGCATTGGCAGTGCTATTGCATCGTGATGTATGGATGTTTGACACAAGTACAGCAATTAAGATTGCATTGTGCCATGATCTTGCTGAAATGGAAATTAGTGATGTGAACCACTACGTAAAGAAACGTCACCCTGAAGTGGCACAAGCACTTAAGAAAGCTGAAGACACCATCATCAAGTCGTTCCCTGAGTCAATACAGCCGTATTGCCATATGTATGACCATGAGTCACCTGAATCGTTGGTTGTGCATTATGCAGATGCATTGCAGTGCTACCAGTATGCAATGAATGAAATAAACCTAGGCAATACCGGGTACATGGAGGAGGTGTTCATCAATAGCAAAGCTAGGATGGACAAAATAAAAGAGAAACTAGAACCGTGGAGGATAAGAGATGCGGACAACTGATGAAGTACTTAAAGAACGCGCTAGTGTGTACGGTGATTTTACGAATGGGTCAAACTTGGAAGCAGAAATGATGGCATTACTTGCGCATAACCACTATAAGCAGCAAGGTAAAGCAATAACAGAACTTGAACGTATCTTCTTTTCGAAGATTATCATGAAACTATCTCGTCTTAGTGTCACACCTGACCATATTGACAGCTGGACAGATATCGCCGGTTACGCAAGACTTATTGAACAACATTACGCAGGAGTACAAAATGCCAAAAGTAACTAAAGAACAAATGCCGCATCTGCAAAAGATGCACACAACTCTAAAATTTAATCAGCCACTTACTAAAGCAGAATTCGTCAACCAGCTAGAAGCTATTGACGTGCAGATCGTCCATGCACCAACAGTTGAAGAGTTTCGTAAGACAATTTCAGTATTCCTGATGAACACATGGAATGACAAGATTCAATGGGAGTTTCCTGAGGAAGACATTGACCAAACCATCGATGAGCTTTTCCGCTATGAACTGCTACCTACTGCCATGGAAACGATTAACATTACTTGGTCGGTCAATGGCATGGACATGATTGACACAACGCATCTAATCCGCCACAGGTTGTTTAGTTTTGCGGCCCAAGTGCACGGTGATCGAGATATGCGTGATGATCGTGTTGTCGTCAAGCCCGGCATTATGGCTAACGCAGAGTTCTATAAGCGGTACATTCAAGTTACAGAAATGGCGAGAAAACTGTATGTAGACATGCTTGATAGTGGGTTGGTCCATGGCTTAGATGCTAGAACAATTATGCCTCGTAACTTTGAGCATTTCTATATGGTCCGTTGCACAATCAAAGATTTGATTGGTTACTGTATCATGCGAGGTGATGAGCAAATCCAAACCACAGCTGATAACATCATTGCTATGAAGCTATGGTTGGAAGTGCTGAAGCGCTATCCGTTCTTAAAAGGGCTTGTAGACTTCCGTAAATCAGATCAGTTCTACCAGCGGCAGTCTGCCAAAGGCAAGACAAACATCTTCCCACCTAATGAGAAGAATGACAACTTTGACTGGTGTGAGGAACAGTTCTACCACCCACTGCATCGTGATGAGTACCCAGGCGGCATCTCTTATCTCTCTATTCGTGAATACTTGTTAAGTGAGATTGATGCAATCGAGAAGAAGCATATACATACGGTGAAAAAATGAAACGATGGGACACACTTAGAGGCTCACTATCTAAGTTGTCATTTCGAGAACGAAAGCAGCTATTTCTTGAATTTGTCGACATACATGATCGGTGGGCAAAGCAAACACTAGAAGTACTGTCTAAGGTTGTTGTATATTTATTGTCTCAACATGAAGTTGCAAAAATGCATGATGTGCACAAGCAATCGATCAACAGGTCAGTAAAGACTTACAAACACTTCTTAGATGAGAGAGGTTTCAAATGACTAAGGATGAAGCATCTAACTTACTTCACTATGTCATCATTGGCTTGTCTCAAGCAGGTTGCAGCACCATGGACATTATCGAAATCTTACAAGAGAGAAAAGTAAAGCTCTGTGAGTATGAAGACTTAATGTCTAACATTCAACAATCCGTTAATCAACTCCAAGGAGAAACAAAATGACTTACGAAGAAGCATACAAAAAGATGGTAGCAGCAATTGGTGAAGTACAGAAAGAGACTACGCCTGAAGTACTCTATAGTGTAGTCTCGCAGGTATACAAGCAAGTCGATGAGCTGTATGGTTGGGTGCTTGTACAACGGTTTGAAAAAGAACAGCAACAAGAAGCCGCCAAAGAAATTACTGACGTTGAAGTAATTCAATAAGGAGATCGTAATGGCTCAGCATAGTACTATTATGACCGATGAACTTTCATTAGAATCTGTTATGAAGAAACCGACTAATGGGCTGTCAATCAGTGATAACTACGTTTATACGCCAAGCTCTACGGACATTACGATTCGGTGGCGCAAAGCGGGTTGGATACCGCCAACAGAAGATCCCGCATATCAGAAAAAGTGGGCTGATTTTCGTATCCAGTGCGCACAAGGAATTGAAAGTATCGGGCGCCCTCCACCTCAATTCAATCCGTCTGTAGTGAACTACAAAAAGAAGGGCTCATCGGACACCTGAAATCCAATGAGCCCTCAAAAAAGCTCGTTGCTTCTCTGAAGACCGGTAGTTCTTCAGTGCCAGAGGAGTGGGCAAAGCAACGAGCTCAGCAGCTTATTCTGATTTTTTCTTAGCTAAGTCTTCAAGTACTTCAT